AGGTCAGCCTCTAAAACGGCTTTTAATGTATCACTTAACTCGGGTAACTTTCTCATCACTTAAAATAAATTTTTTGTCCTGTACTGGGTTTATTAAATTAATTATCTCTCTTAAAGCATCCACATAATACTGCGAAGATAGCTTATGAATTGGTAATTGTTCAAATAATTCTAAATTAAAAAGCCTGGCTTCTGAATATTTAGCAAATTCTTGTAGTGTCATCTATTTATAAGTTTCATTGTAATATTGTTCTGCTTCTTCTATTGTTATATTTTCAACATTAAAATAATCTACACTATTAATCTCACCTTCATTAAAAGCATTAATAATCTGCTGCTTCTCTATTGCTAAAAACTTGTGAAAGTGATTAATAAAGTTCCTGCCATCTTCAGAATAAATATTAAAAAGACCAGGTTGCATTTTTTCTAATTCGCTAAATACTTGTTGTACTGCCGTTTTGTTTTCTTTATTTTCCATAATTTAAAAAGGTAATATTTTTGGTTTTTCAAATGTAACATATTTTCCTGCGTAACTTTTGTTCCCGCCAATTTCTTCGTAGTAGCAGTTCCTCCAGGTATCAAAGAATAAATCAAACTCGCCACAAGCACCTATTCCTTTAGGTTTACTCTTTTGGACTATAATTTTAACCTGATTGATTTGATAAGGAACTCCAAATTCGTCTTTTAACCCTTTAGGATATCTCCAAACACATATCATCTGTTCACCTTTTCTAAAAGATGTTTCGCCATTATCAATATATCTTGGATCAGTAGGAGGGTAAAAAGAAATACCGTCTACTTCTTTCTTTACTCCTGCTTCTCTTGCTGCGTGCATAATGATAGTATGGTGATAGTTATGCTCTCGCGCGTACATTCTAATCTTTCCTAAAACTCTTGCCATATAAAGATTTATAGATTCGCCTTGTAACTCGTGCTTGACCTCATTAAACGGATCAGTAGTTATAGTGTCAAACTTAACTCCGTATTTCTCAACTGCTAAGTGAAAGTCATCTAAAGTTATATCTTTTACACCTGTGTCCATTATGTAAAAGTATTGACTAACTTCTTGTGATATTCTAAACATCTCACTTTGTGTTAATCTTGATAGTTTATTGCCGTCTAAATCGTGAAAAGGCTTTCCGGACCATTTATGGATAATCTCAGCAAATATCTCAGCAGGTGATCCTGTTTCCGGTGAGAAGATTAAGTGTTTCCAACCTTTGTTTTTAGATAAGTTAATTAGGCATTCCCACCAAAATTCTGACTTGCCTGAAGCAGGAGTTCCGTAGATGTAAGAAGTTGCACCTTTTTTAAAAGATATTAGTTGATCCATTTGTGAGAAACCTATTTTCTCTCCACTTGCATAACCTTTTTCAAATAGTTCGTTTATTTCATCTGAAACATCCGAATAGTTTTTTATAAATTCCATTAATTAACGACTGGTGAGTAAAGGTGATTGACTACTGTTTTAATTTTATTTTCTTCTGTGAACCAATTGTTCATTACTGTATTTTTCCAATTTAATACTTTCTTCCCTTTGCTATTCTTCCAATTAAGATTGTTGTAAAAGTTCCAAGCTTTCTTAGCTACATCTTTTCTGTATCCGTTTTCAAAAAAGTAATCTTCAACTTCTTCAACAGAAGGTATAATAAACTCTTCTTTATTTACTTTACTTTCTTTTACTTTACTTTCCTTTATAGCATTTCGGTCGCATTGCGTTCGCATAGCGTTCGCATCAGTGTCGCATTGCGATTCTACTTTTTCTGCATTTTCAGGCTTCTTTTCCCATCTTTTACTTGCTGATAATTTAGCTTTCTGAACTTTATCGTTTCTTTCGTCAAGTCTTTTTTGAATACTTTGGCTACTAATAAAACCATCCTTAACTATAAATAAATCAAAGTCATTAATAATAGATTCTAATACTTCTCTTGCACATCTATAATCGTAAGATAATAAAGCTGGGTTGTCCTCTAATTTGTTATTATTGTGGTATAAATCTTCTACTAAAGACCAGTAGATACCATAACCAAGCATTCCATAAGTAGCTATTAACTTTTTGATTTTTATATCGCTTCTTGCGGTATAATCGTGAGAGAAATAAAATGTGTTCATAAGTGTAAAAAAAAGAAACCCATCGGTAGTGAGTTTCGACAGGTTTCAGGTTATTTTATAACCATTTGATAATATTTAACAAGCTCACTACTTCTTATTAAATATCTAATATAAAGCAAATATACTAACTTCTTCTTAATTCAAAGTATTTTTCTAATCTTTTTGATAGGGCATATTTACTAACCCCATACTTTTCAGCGTAGTGCTGCATACTTAACCCATTATCAAGAAAGTCTTGTAAAAATATAGGGAATACTTTATCAGCAGTAATACTTGCCTTTTTAATATGGTTATGCTTAGTCTTAACCCCTCTTATTTTAAATACTTCTCTAATCTTCTTTTCGGAAATATTGTACTTCTTACTTAGATCGCTTATTGTTATGTTATTCTTTCTGTAATCTTCTAAAAAATCCATTATAATATACCTAATCCGCCTTCTAAATAAAGAACATAATACCTTGCTAACATTAGCTTTAATTCAATTTTCTTTTTTTGACTAAATTTTTTCCCTTCAAATTTACTGTAATCTTCAAGGAAGAATTTTATGCCTTTATTCTCTATAATATCTCCAGCACCAAATATTTCTAATGCTGTATATTCTCCGTATAGGTTAAAAATATTACTTACAGCTTCTAATTTTTTTTTGTTATACTGTTTTGGTTTCATTTTATTTATTGTTTGGTTTTATTTAAAATACTAACGCTACTCATTAGTACTTGGGCGCTACCCTGTTAAAATTGTTAAACATTCCCCTAAAATTTTTTTTAGTCAGGACGCCTCTATCTCTTTACCGCAAAAAGAACGCTTGTAGCAGCAGTAATATCTTTAATTAAAAGGGTAAACTATCATCAGTTTGTTTAGTAGGTTCTTCTACCTTACCTTGTCCCCATACTACTTTACCGTTACCCATATAAGTCTTAGGTGCTTTAGCATCTCTTTCTTCTTTGGACTGGCTTAATGTAATTGAAACATTGTTACCGAACTTATCGTTCTTGTCATCCACTATGATAGATACATTTAAGTATTTACCTTTTACTAATTTGTCTTTGTCGATTCTTGTTACATCAATAGATGCGCTGATAATTGAACTCATTTTTTTATTTTTAAAGGTTTATAATTCTTGTTTTATTTGTTAAATGAGACCAATTTTTCCCATTTTTTATATATTGTATTGATGTTTTACTTACATTATATTTTTTTGCCAATACTCTTAATGATAACTTACTATTAAATATAAACATTACATCAACTTTTTTTAATTTTGATTTATAATGTTCTTCTCCCTTTTTTACAATATTTAATCCAGTAGAATGAGCGTGTTTGTTATTATCTGAAAAAGACATCCATTCTAAATTAGAAATAATATTATTTGTTTTTATACCATCAATATGGTTTACGGTTGGGAAATTATTTTTGTTTTCAATAAAAGCTAAAGCTACTAATCTATGTATATAAAATACTTTAGATAATTTATTTTTAACTAAACTTACAGTTTCATAACCTATTGATAATTTAATTTTTTTCAATATTTTAGGAGTATTAGTATTTCTGTAAGATAAACTTTTAACATTACCTAAATTACTTACCTGGTATAAACCTTCATACCCAGCAACATCTTTCCAAATTTCTTGCATTTTTTGCGTTTTTAAATTATGCGTTTAAAAGAATATGTGGAAATAGTAAACGCTTCTACTTGTCAAATGGGTAATTATGCCATTCTATCCACATATAAAGATACAAATATATCTTAAATCTTGCAATTATTTTTGAATTGTTACTTTAATTGTTTCGCTTTTTAATACTATTGGTGGATTAACTACTTCTCCAGTTTCAGGTAGATATATTGCTGATTTAATAGCTTTTAAAAAAGATTCTCTTTCTTTCATTTCAGCTTTTATAATTTGTAATGAAGCATTTAAATCATTCCAGGTAGAATCATCACAAGCGGTATAATCGTATTCACTTTTAGTAGCTTGTTCTACTTTAGCACCAAAGATATTAATTCCTTCTCCTTTAGATAGCTTAAGTTCTTCCATTGCAGAAGGTCTTATTTTTGTAATTACATCTTCCAACAAGTGTTTAAGTGCAATAAATTGAACTATTTTTTTACTTGCTGATATTTCGCCTTCTATAATTGGTATAGATATTAATTCTACTGCGTGAGATATAGAAGATTTACTAATATTTTCAAAGTCTATAATTTGTGCCTTCTCAAGGTCATCAATCGCATTTTTATTTATCATTTTGTTAGTGCTTCAAAGGTTTCATCATTCATTGTATATCTCTCTTGGATAGCTTTTAGATTCTTGTTATCCTTTAGGTAACCTGCTCTGCATTTATCAAATAATTCCGTTCCTACTTTTAAAATTGGTTTAGCCATTCTATCAGCTACTGCTTGTGCAGCATCGTGCATATTCGTTGCATCAGCATCTTTGGTATCATCAATAAGGAATAAACCATTAAGAGCATATTTCCGAGCATAACTGGAACTCGCACCGAAACTCTGCGCAATGTCCATACCTTTACGACTTGGGTCAATCCCTGCTGAAGCCGATGCGTTAAATTCGTTGCCATCTTTGTCTTTAAATGTAATGTAACTTTCGCAAAATAATATACCTGCTTTTTCTTCGATTAAATCCGATATAACCATCGTACATTCGTACTTAAGTAATAAAGGTTTTACTGCTTCTAATATATCCTCTGTTGAGCGATACTTGTACTTCCCGAAGGAATTGTACTGATTTTTTGGTGCTTTTAGCTCCGATTGGATTTTTAATAATGACATAATTTTCTTGTTTTGGTTTTTAAAGATACTATTTATTTGATTAAATTCAAGTAATTATTTTTAATTATTTGTTTGGCAATATGGTGTTCGTAATCGTTGGTAACTCTTTGAATTTCAGCTTCTTTTAAACGATTAATAAGATACATTGCCTGGACCGATTTACAATAATTACCATCTTCTAATGTTTGTCTATAAAGCCTGATTAACTTATCCAACTTACTTTCCTTCGGCGGATTTGCTATAAATTTGTGTACGGTTATAATGCTCATTTTACTACATCTTTACATAAATCAATTAGAGAATTTAATTGTTCAGTTAAACTATCTATTATATCTTGCATAATTTTTTCCTTATCTTTTTGTAAGGCAATTATGTTTTCGCAACTTTCTATAACTTCCTTTTGAAGTTGGATAATCTCATTTAAGTCTATCATATTATCTCGGTTTACAAATGTTATACAAAGCGTTAGCAAAATTAGACTGACAAGCCAATACTGGTTGCGTTAAAATTGAAAGGATTAATTCCTCGTAATTTTCTTCTATAAAGTCATCCACATCTTGAGTAAAGTAAATAGGATTCTCTGCTTGTTCAATTGATGCTGGTGCTATCTCTATTTTAACTTCGCCTCGTGAAATATCATAGTTATCAACTACCCACTTCTTTAAATCTAAATGTTCAAATCTATGATTGTAAACAATAAACCCATCTGTGTATTCGGTGTAATACTTGTTAATACCATCTACTTCGACAATATTAATTTCTTCAATAATTGGTTTTAATAGCTTTTTCATTTGGTTCTTGTGATTAATAAAATGTGATTAACTCTACCTTTGCAAGTGTAAGCCTTGCCGTTGTATTTCTTGTAATAATTGAGTAAAGACCTGATTCGGTTGCCTTCTCGTTCATCCACTTCCATAGTCTCCCCTATGTTTAGTGATTTGATTTCTTTAGCTTGTTCTTTGCGGTATATCATTTAGTAATTGTAATGCTCTTTTAAATACTTGGATTCTTGTGTGTACTTGCCTTGTTAAATAAGGGTCTTTTTGTACATCAGATAACTGGTTAGTTAGCTTGTTGATTGCATCTTTTAAGCCTTGCTCAAATGATTGCTCTTTAGGATAATTGAACATATCGTTTTGTTTTGGTTCAACAAATATCTTAATTAAGTTTTAATATGCAAACATTATTTTACAAAAAGCTATAAATAAATCATAACTCGCTAATAATCAAAGAGAATAATTTTAAAGTTTTTTTAGGATCAGGTAAATAGCAAGGATTGCACCTAATAATAGCAGGATTTCATTCTTACAAGGATAAGATTCCTTAATAGTAGCAGTTTTTTCTACCTTGATAGCTTTATTTTCTACCTTGTCGATTTTAAGGCTTTTTAAGGCTTTATATTCTTTGATGTGCCTCTTTACCTTAATAGACTTTAGTTTTAGCTTGTAATCGCCTCTAATGGCTTGAGAAGGACTGATAAGTGGTGTTCCTACCGTATCAAATTCATAAATTACTTCTTCGGTTGTTTCTACCTTGCCTGAATCAGTTAATATCTGGACTTGCTCAATTTTGTTAACCACAGAATCAACTTTAGTAGTTTCAACCAGCTTTTTTGATTTACAAGAAGATAGTAAAATTACTACCGATAAGAATATTAGCCTTTTGGTGTCCATAGTTTAATTAGTTTCTTTTGTCTTTCTAAACGGCAATCAGCCTTGCACATTGAGCAATAAACCTTAGTACCTGAAGATATGTATTCCTTAGCGCAGCACTCTGAAATAGTCAAAGGGTTTACCTGCTCTATTTCGGTTATTACTTCGCTTAAGGATTCTTTTATTTCTTTTGATTTCTTTGCCATAATTTAAACTAACATTAAGTTCCTTTCGCAAATTTAACCAAAATAATGTAACATTCCTACTTACCGCTTTCATAATCGACCTCCCTTTGTAAGCATTCAATAGCCTTTTTTAAGTCTTGCACTAAAGCATCCTTTTTACCTGCTCTTAAAATATACTTAATAGCGTTGCCTTTCATAAAGGATAAATTGTAAGCGTTTGCAATATCAATTACATCAATAGGCACTCCTTTGATTTCAACTTTGTAGTATTTAGGTTTGGTAACTATATCAGCAATATCTGAACCTGTTAGTTCGATTGGTTTTAACTGATATTTTATGCTGCAATTAGTACAAACTTCAGAACATTCACAGCTTTCAAGGTGGTTAATTTCTCCGATTGTTTTCATTTTTGGTTTCTTTTATAAGTTCTTTTTTTAATCTTTCTATTTCTAAGTAAAGTTCGTTAATCTTCGCTATCAATTTCTCCCTCGTTGTCATAGTCTAAAAAATCTAATCTTGTGTTTATTATTTTAATTAATCTTGCCTGTGTTAAGGTCTTATAAGAAGGAAATAAAAGTAGTGATTTCTCCTCTAATTCAAAAAGAAAATAGACAAAAAACTTTAGTTCCTCTAAAATCTCACCATCAGTAACATCGAAAATTTCTTCTTCTTTATTCTCCATATAATACTCCGTTATAAACACATTTGTAATCTATTATTGCGTGTGGCTGCGCAAAGAACAAAACCTTGTCGCCGTCTATTTTAAAAGTAACTTCTAAAAATCCTTGACACCAATCCGCTATCTTTCCTGTTGGTAGATATTCGACTGCTTCCATTAACCTTGTACATCCCACTTCAAACCAAGCATTAATATTATGCCTATTACGAATGTATCTCATTCCTAATCTGTGAGTATGCCCTGTGCAACCTGAACCCCAATACTCGATAATATTCTTCTCGCTGGCATTCTTAGTCAAAGATAAACCGTGTGTAATATCGAAAATATCAAAGTAAGTAAATACATCCGTTGGATCGTAAATCATATCGTTCTCCGCGAGGTGCAGCATCTCCTCAAACTTCGTAGATTCAAAATGTTTATAAAGAATAGCTAATCTTGCTAATTGACCTTTTGATAATAAAAATGGTTTTGTTACTCGCTCATCGTGGTTACCGGTACGAATGCGAATCTTTGCATCAGTTGAAAGTCGTAAAGGTTTTAAGATTTGTTCTTCAGTATATCTAAACTCCTCAACTTCGTTATAATCTTTAAGGATTCCCTCCATATAAAGTTTATTCGTATGCTTAGAAACAAAAGGTAAATCTACTATATCGCCATTAATACAAACTTCATCAAACTTATTGTGTTGTAAGATGTTATTGATTACTCGTAAGCATTTAAGGTCAGCTAACCAACCGTGAGGGTCAGAAAATACAAATAACTTATAAGTCTTTTTATCCGTTAATTTTTTAAGCTGGTATTGGTTATACTCAGTCTCTGTTAGTCTTGGTCTGTACATAGTTTTAATGTTTCTCGAAATTACTAATTATTTTAGTAAATGCAACTATTTTTTATTCAAGCGTTTATGATTAATTGTAGTCATATATCCTCCTAAAGCAATCAAAGCCGAAAGGAATAGTTTAAAGCCTGTATTAATAGACCAAATAAAATTATCCCAATCAATAGTAATCCAAGCGTTAGCAATAGCTACAATCGCTCCAAATATGGTAGAAAGTGTATTATTTAATCTTCGCATACAAATTAAACTCCCTTAATCTTCTTCTCATTAAACCTTTACTCACTACTCCAGCTACTTTAATCCACATCAAAAAGCCTATTCTTATTTTTTCAATCGTTTGACCTCCGTTAATAAACTTAACCAAAGATGATTTTGCAAACGCTCCGCAACCAATATTATAACAAAGGCAGAATAAAGCATCAAATTCGTTCTGTTTAAGCTCTCTAATGACATATCTTTTGATGCAGTTAGTGTAACTATCAGAAGTATCTAAGAATAGTTTATAAGCCTGCTCTTTAGTTATTTTATCACCTTTCTTTACAGGTTGTCCGTTAGCGTATTTAGTTGAACCTATACCAATAGTCCAAACTCCAGCAGGACATAAGTAAGCATCTAACTTCAACCCCTCAAACTCGACTAATAATTTTAACCCTTCTTCGCTTATTTGTGCCATAAGAACTCCTTAACAAAATTAATACCTGTGATAGTTAATATAAAAGCACCAATTCTAATAGCCCAATTTATGCCAGTATTATAATCCCTGACTTCTTGAACTTTAGTTTCAGTTTCTTCTAATGCCTCCTCAATTGTTTCTAATCTTTGAAGGATTCCATTTCTATTTAGCTTTGAGCCTGTGATAGCTTGGCTAATCATTTCCACATTTATCGACAAAGCCTTTAGCTGGTCGTTAATTTCTTTAAGTTCGCTCATTACTCGCCTTCTTGAATGTTACTTGTTGTACTACCTGGCTGACCTTGACCTGCGCCCATATCATCTTCAGTAGTATTCCAAGACCTAAAATTTGTTTCTAATTTATCAGTTTGGCTTTGGTGTGTAGTGATGTTTGTTTTATTTGATACATAATCAAAAGATGCCTCGTGCATAAAGTGTAACCCTTGCGCTAAAGAGATATTAAAGACTTGACCAAAAGATATATTTTTACCATAAACATTCCCTGTAAATTTCTGCCAGGTAGCTTGATAAAAAGATAATATTGAACGAGTAATACATTCTTGTAATGGTCTTGCTGGATTTGAATAAGTATCAATTTCCCAAGTTCTTAACCATTTAGTTGAACTTTGAATTAAATTAAACTCACCTACTTCATAACCTATAAAATCCTCAATTACTTGTGATTCATAAATATCAGTTATCCCACCGTGATACTGACCTTTTTCTATCTTATAAGTATTAGTAAATGGCTTTGTTAAAGTAGAATCATTAGGAACATTTGTAGCATTATAAATAAATCCTTTTGTATTTTGATATTCTTTAGGTATAATACTTATTTTAATGTTATCTACATAAGTTTGATGTACGCTTGTATAATTACTACTTCTTTGATGCCTTAAAATAAAAGTACCGTAGTTATTCATTACATACCCTGTATCTAAAGAATTTCTATCAAATTTAGAATAGCATTTATATTTTTGCCATTTTTGTTTAACTCCCATAGGGACAGACATATAAAGACCCCCATTCCATATTGGACTTGCAGGTTCATTTCCAAAAACTCCATCAGTATTTAAATATCTTGTGCTTCCAGTATTAGGGTCTCCATCAAGTGATTTAGCAAAAGCTAACATTATACTATCTCCATCAGTATGAGCACCATCAAAAAATAAATCGCACTCTACTTTAACTGCAAAATAATTAATAAAAGTATCAGCATTTGAAATCCTAAATAAATTATATAATCCAACTGAAGGATTAGGAGGTATTATTTTTTCGACATTACCAATTACTGATAAAATTCTTTCATCAAATGGTCTATCAGCACCAGTAGCATTAGAAAAAGGTAAAGATGCTAAACTATAAACTTGAGCCCAGTTAGTAGGAACGGTAGAAACACTTGCATAATCCTTAAAAAATCCAAAGTTGTTTAATAAGTTTCTTTCGTAATATGGATATTTAAACTGAACATTAGTTAATCTTTTATTTAAAGTAACCATTTGATTTACATCTGACCAAATAACATTCTTATTGTTGCCGATAGTAGAATAAAAATCAAAATTATATACAGTTATATAAGTACCATTAATATCATATTTTAAACCATTTTGAAATTGTTTTTTAACTGATACATCATCTAAAAATAAATATCCAATATCATCTGCATTATCGTTATAAAAAGCTATATCAAATAACCCAGCACCACCTGAAGTGTATATAAATTCATAATAAGTCCAATCATCAGTAAGAAGCGTATTATATTGCTCCATTCCATCAATTAAAACTCTAATTGTTGCAGCAGGAATATTACCATCACTTTTTGCCCAAAATCCAACAATATATTCAGCAGCTTGGAATTGTAAAGCCTGACTAATATATGAAGCATTATCTCCAAATATTTTAACACATTGACCACCATTTAAACCACCTGTTTCACTTGTTCTAACATTACCATCAGCAAACCAGTACTCAAAAGTATCAGGTAAAGTTCCACTAATAGCAAAATCACCATTTGTAATTAAATCATTTACCGCTAAATCATTAATGCCAACTACATACCAAGTAGCATCCTTATTTGATTGATATAATACGCAACCTAAAGATTCCATTAATGAAGTTAAAAGAAAATAGCAATCCTTTGGCTCAAAATTAGACCAATTAACAGAAGAATATTCCGATAGTTTTAAATTTGAAAGATTATAAAGAGTGCTATCTATTAAAAATTGGCTATAAAAAGCTACATCTAAATCACTATTTGTTTTCTTTAATAATCTACATACAAAATCACTAATACTAATACCAGTATCTACATTTGTATCATCGTATAAAGCATAATAATCCTCTCTTGTATATTTTACATTCTTTAACACCGCAAGGTTATCCGTAGCCGTTAATTGAATATAATATTGCTCTTGCCATTCATATTGAATAACATCAGGCAAAACAAATCCTACCCACTTTAAAGTTTCAGTAGTACCATTGGTTTCGTAAAAACTTACTTTTAATGAATATTCATCAGCATCAAAGAAAAAATCAGAAGGCTGAACTTGAGAATTATAAGGAATGAAACATTTAATATCGGCATAAGAAGCACGAATAGGAGCAAAGATATTGTCTTTAGTAGCTTTATAATTTAAAACAAACGCACTATCTTGTGCTGGGATTAACTCTATTACATCGTAAACAATTGAAGTTGCTTCGTACTTTTCAAACTTTACTTTATAATATAAATTAGTACCAACCTGGTCTAACCCTTTGAATTGTAAATTATAAATATGATTATAAAACATTATACCACCCTCGAATTTTTAATTGCTTCGTTATTTAATAATAATCTCATTTTATCGCCCATAATATCTATTTGGTAACTGCCTTGACCTACCGTATTTGTTGGAGTTGCTACCATTGAACCTGTTGCGCTACCTTGACTAAAATCAAGCCCTGATAATTGTTTAAATATTGGTGCAAATCCTGATATTGAAGATGCAACACCAAATCCACCTAATAAAACACTTAATAAAGCAGCAACCGTAGCAGCAATAATTAATTTTTTAATCAATTGTAATAATGCTTGACCTAAAGCCTGAAACAAGTTTTGTCCGCTATCTAAAGCACTATTAAAAGCAGTAGTTAAAGTATCAGCCAATAAACCTACAATAGTTTGCATATTTGCAATATAGGCTTCCATTGCTGGGTCAGTCCATAAACCATTATAAGACTCTTTAAGAGTATTAACATTAGCAGTTAACATTTCTACTTCAGCATTCCAATCAGCTAACCCTTGAGCAGCTAATTCAGCATTTGCAGTAGTCAAATCTGCCATACCACTTAATGAACCTTCGCCTGGTTTTGGTCTTTTTGTTGCAGTAGTTTTAGGAGCAGCAGGAGTACCAAATGATTTTAATACATCAACATTGGTTTTTTTTACTTCTTTGTTTAAATTATTTAAAGATTGATAAGTAGCATCAATATATTTTTTCCCTAAAGTATTACCTGAAAATCCTGCTGCTAATCTTGAAAAGAACTCTCCCCAAGATTTACTTTCAATTATTTTTAACGAATCATTAAGTCCATCAATAAGAACTTTAAAAAATGTAGCTAAATTCCCATTATTTACTGCGTTAGTAAATGAATTACTTAATCTATTAACACTTGCTTGTAATGAATCAGCTTTACCTATAATTTTATCCCCAAATGTTTTATTTAATTCTAAAGCTAACTTAGGTAATAAATCTCCTGCCATAATTTCACCATTCTCAAGCATTTTACCTAATTCAGCAGTAGTAACACCCATTGCTGAAGCAGCCAAGTTGAATGCACCAGGTAAACGCTCGCCTAATTGACCTCTTAATTCTTCAGCAGATACTGTTCCTTTTGAAATCATTTGACTTAAAGCATTCAAAGACCCTTTTAAATCATCGTTAGACAATTTAAGTACAGATGCAGCTTTAGCTACTGATTCAAATATATAATTTGTTTGTTCTAAAGGCACATTAGCAGAAACTGCTGATGCTGCAAAAGATTTATAAGCCTCTCCAACTGAAATAAGGTCTAATCCATATTGGTCAGCAAATTGAGATAAGTGTTGAAATTGTGTTGTTGCTGCTTCCGTAGAACCTAAAATCGCCGTTAAAGCTGAATTTATTGAATCTAATTTTAATGCCCTATCAAAAGAAGCACCTACCGCTTGAATTGCAGCATTTAAACTAACATAACCTAATACAAGGTTTTTAATCCCATCGGTTGCACCTTTAAAAGAATTTTGGATATTATCGCTTGTCTGCTTATTTGCAGAAGCAAATGATTGTAAATCAGATTGTGCAATATTTAATTGGCTTTTTAAACCTTTTATATCTGCACTTAATTCAACTATTAATTTTTCATTTACCATTTTCTTTCGGCTTTAATTTTTCCAAAATCGCTTCTTTATCTTTTTGAGTAGTAATGGTAATTTTCTTGTTTAACCTACTTAAAATATCAGTCCATAATGGTAATATTTCTTTGGGTTTCTTTTGATGCTTTTTCTCTACCTGTGTATTTAAAACATAAGACATTAAAGTCCTTGTTCTATCCCACTCGTTAG